TGAACATGCTGCTAAAGTAGAAACTGCAAAAGTCCCTGGTCCTGTAAAAGTATGAATTTTGTCGTTTCCACAAGTTGTAATAGTTCCACCTGTTGCAAGTAAAAAATTTGAACCTGGAGTAGCAAAATCATTATCTTGAATTGATCTCCAACCAACTGTTGAATCAATGTAAACTAAAGTGATTCCCTCACCTTCTGTAGATAAAATAATATTACCTGCTCCACCATTAATTTTATCTGAACCATTTGGTGTTATTGTTAAGGATTCTGTATCAAATGTATTTCTATAATCTTGTAAAGAAATAATCGCTCCTGCAGATCCTGCTGGCAGATTACAAGTAAAAGCACCACCATTAGTATCACAAAAAAATCCTTGACCATTTACGGCTGTGAACGTTGATGTTTTTATATCTCCTGTTTGCCAATCAACTGTTCCTGTTCTACCAAAACCAGTTTGACTAGCACCAGATGCTAAAGTAATTGTGTTACCCGTAGCACCTATAGTAAGTGTGCTTCCACACTTAACTAACATGTTATTATTGCCTTGGTCTGCTATATTATCTACTTTTATTTTACTGCTCATAATTATTGAAACCTATATCTAATTATTACTATACCGCTACCACCATTACCACCAGCACTTCCATCCATAGTGCCACCACCACCGCCCCCAGTATTATCTGTTCCATTACCTGCAGAATCTGCACCACCACCTGCTCCACCTGTACCACTTGGACTTCCACCACCTGCTCCACCACCTGCTCTTGTTGTCGGTGTACCATTAATACTTGTAGCTACACCAGCTCCACCNTTTCCACCTGCACCTGTNGGTGCAGTAGGTGCAGCAGCCGAAGCTCCTCCGCCACCTGCTCCAGGGTTATCTGGAGGATTTCCTGTAGCTACTTTGTAGTTAGTTCCACCAGAGTTACCTTGTGGAGGTGTTACTGGTGGTGTATTTCCCGCTGCTCCAGTACCAATAGATGCACAAGATGTGCCTCCAGCACCTCCACCACCTGAACCGCCTGTAGCAGCAGCTGCTGGTGTGCCTGGTCCATTTGCAGCGCCTCTTCCTCCACCTGCTGCAGTTATTGTTGAAAAAATTGAAGGTGAACCTGAAGTAGCACTTGGTCCTGAAGCTGGTGCTCCTGGACCACCTCCTCCAACTGTAATTGGAAAAGATGTTGCTGTTAAAGTTATTACATTTGCTGGTGTACAAAAACCATCTAAAGGGCTTGCTGTAAAAGGATTAATTGGATTTTTTACTTCTCTATATCCACCAGCTCCACCGCCACCACCAGCGTTACTAGTTGGAAAACTATGTCCAGCTCCACCACCTCCAGCAAGGACTAAATAAGAAACTTTGTTATTTGTTGCACTACTTGCTGCCTGGCTAACTGCNAAAGTACCAGGGCCTGTAAANGTATGAATTTTNTCNTTACCACAAGTGGTTATTGTNCCACCAGTTGCTACTACAAAAGCTTCACCTGCAAAAGTTGATTCATCATCTTGAGTTGCTACCCAACCTTGTGATGCATCTACGTAAACTAAAACAATCGATGCTCCATTGGTATTTACAATTACATCTGCAGAGTTAGCTCCATTAATAGGAGATCCATTTCTAGCAATTGTCAAATTTGCTGTTGCAAAATTTCCGTTGTAATCTTTTACAGCAACAATGTTTCCAGCACTTGGTGATGACGGTAATGTCATTGTCACCGCACCACTAGCAGCAGTATCTACAAAATAACCTTCTCCATTTGCTGCTGTAAAAGCAAGTGTTTTTTTGGTTGTTTGCCAATTAACTGCTCCAGTTCTCCCAAAACCAGATTGACTAGCACCACTTCCTAAAGTTACAGTATCACCTGATTCACCTAAAGTTAAGGTTGTTCCGCATTGTGGTGCAATTGTATTTACTTCAAGTTTACTCATTATATAATTACCAAAGTCCCTGTTACTGTTTGTGTTCCAGTGATAGTCACTGGTCCCGCTAATACTCCTGAATCTAATGTTTGATCTTCTGACAAAGTAGAATTATGTGTAACCACATAAGTCGTAGCTTCCATTCCTGGTGAAATAGTTTTTGTCGATGGTATTGTGCAAAAAACTTCTTTTGTTCCAGCTGAAAAGTTAACTAAATTATTTGAATTAGTAGATGATATCACTGTTGCTCTTGATAAAGTTCCTGTACCAGTTGTAGTTAAAGCATAACCCATTCCTGAGTGAGAACTACAATAAGTATATAAAGTCGGTGCAGAGGCGGCCACAGTTAGTTCTAATCTTCTTGTTGTTGCTGAAGCAAAACCCGAAACATATGCAGATTCAGTTACAACGCTGCCATCTAATTTATAGACTACGCCAGTATTATAACTTGTGCCACCATTGTGTGTTCCGTCAGAAGTTGTTGAAATTTTTAATGGGTGTGATGCAACTGAAGCATCATCCATATTAAATGTGTAAGTAACACCCTCTGCTAAATTTATTGTGGTTTGTAAACTACCATCTGTATAATATTTGTTACCACCACCTGGATCAACAACGGTTATTGTAAGAGTTACCCCTGCATTAACAACACCGGTTCCTACTTCAAATTCATCGGATCCAGTATTAGTAATGCAATAGTACGTACTATTGCTGGCACCAATACCGCCAACGAATCCTACGAAATCCTGTGAAGCACCTAATAAAGTAATTGTACCAGTTCCAGTTGAGGTGCTTGTTTCTTTAACTCTATCGTCAATGACAAGAGCCATGCAACCTCCTTAACTAATTCTTAATATTGCGTTTGTTGAATTAAACGTTGGAAACTGAATTGTAAAAGTCCCCGCAGTTGCTGTTTTATCTCCACCAAAATCAAGAACAGCTACAGCTTTATTTGATTCAGATGTATTATAAATTAATGCACCTCTTGCTGTAAGTGTTACTCCAGTAAATGATAATTCTGCAAAATCAACAATTGCTACTCCAGTGTCTAAGGAAGTAGATTGTCCAGTTAATACTCCTCCGCCTGAAGCGTATTGACCTGTATTTGCTACTTCACTTCCTGTAGTAAAAGAAGTTGTTGCTGCTGATAAGTTTGCTGCACTTGTATAAAGTGCTAGTTTAAATACATCACCTCCTGATTCAAGATCATGTATACCTTCTAAGATTTCTTTCTTAAAAGAATTTGCTACTGCTTGTGCTATTGCCATAATTTTTCTCCTTATAATATTGTATTCGGTGATGGAGATGCTATTTTCTGTCTAATAACTCCATCATCGTATTCCGCTCTTCTACGTCTACCCATTTGTTGTGCCGCAAAAGATTGTAAGCCTTCATTATACCTCTCTTTATATAGTTTGTACATATCCATGGGGCCTTTGAGATAACCAAAAGCTTCTACCAAAACACCATGTAAAAGCATGGCCTCTTGGTATTGTGCCAAGAATGTATTATTCGTGCTAGTAAAATGTGGAGGTGTGATAATATAATTTAATTGCACAGCATAAGCCTGATCAGGTATGGGTGCAACAACAATATTATTTTCATCCCAATTAGCATAGAATCTTGGTTGTCCTGTAGCTCCAGAACCATTAAATTCTGATATAAAACTTGTATCTCTTTTTTCCATATATGTTCTTGCAGAGGATAAATCAGATGAAGCAAAAACTTGTAAAGATCTAATCACTAAAAAATCAGATGGCATTACTAAAAATCTTTTATTAGTGTTAAAATTAGATGTAGAATATTTTCTGGTATCATCATAATCAACTTTGCCCGCAATATCTAATTCTGTGTTTCTAATAAATTGATCAAGTAAAGTATCAGATAATACATTACTATCTACCTCAGCGTAGCTTCTAATTTGAGTCAAAAAATCTGAATAAGTTATTGCCATTATGTTGTTATTGTTACACTCCCAAGTGAAATATCTAATTGTCTTTCTCTATTTTGCTCAGATGGATTTTGTGGCACCATTGAGGCAACAGTGGTAGTTATACCATTACCGGTAAATAAAGATCTATTGACCTGAAAATCAAAATTACCTGGTAATGAAACATTAACCACTGTTACGGTGGCACCACCAGAATCAACTATTGTATTATCGTTAGGTGCAAATGTAGGATTTAATGATTTCATTGTTTGTGGTTGTTGAAATCTTTGTGGTCTAGTATTTTGTAAAGCTATTGCATCTGCTGTATTATATCTTCTTTGTATCTGTGGATGTTTAGGTTCAAACTCAGATATGTGAACTAAAGATCCGTTCCATTCTCTTACCATTTCATTATATGGAAAAGCTTGACCAGATCTATCTGATATTGCCTGTGATCTACTTCCTGTTGCAAATTTAGCCATATTAACTTACCGTTGGATAAAATGTTTGTGGTGCAATAAACGTTGAAGCTCTTTGACCATCTTCATCTAGAGCTCTTTTTAATTCGTCTTCATACACAAGTTTATTTTGTTGAACTAATTGTGGTGCTTTTTTCATAGAAAGATAATAAGCAAGCCCTGCACACATGCAAGGTAAAAATCTATAAGCCACGTCTGCTTGATTTGTATAAGCCCCAGCATCTTCAATTCTATTAATAGAATAATATTTTAAATGTGTGTAAGTGTTTAAATCAGGTGTAATGTATAAAAATATTTTAGGCAAAGTTTCTCTTTTGACATAATATTGTGAAGGTTGACCAGTTGCCCCTTTGTTTGGTAAAGCTGCATAAGCAGATCTATCTATTTTTGTTAAAGATACATCAGTTCTATCGCCAGTGTTATTAGCAGAAGTTGAAACAAATGCCTCTAATACATCATTTACATTTGCAGCTGTTGAATATTCTGCCTGTCCTGACACTAAAGCAATTGTATTTAAATTAACTTTCCAAAGATGAATTCCTCTGTTACCCCATTCTGCAAATAAAAGATTTAAACTTCTTCTAGCAGATCTTAAATCATATCCGGCATTAGTTGACAAACCACATCGCTCATATCCCTCATCGATAATCTCATCAATGTTTAAATCAAATGTAGTAGTCCCAGATGTTGCCATTATTTTTTAAATCCTTTCAACATAGGTCCGTAATATTTTACTAAACTAGGATTAGAAACTTTTTTTCCTGCTATTTCTGAATGCATATAAGAACCATTATAAGGTTCTTCTTTCATTTTTGTACCTGGTGCTTTGGAAGTAGTTTCGCTAAATGCTGCTCTACCCATTGCTGCTTTAAATTTAATTCTATGTTTGATAGCCATGTTTCTCCTTTTTGCGGTTGTACAACTTCTTTGATTGTATCACTTTTGGTTTATAAGTTCTAGACCTTAGATTTTTAGCAATAGGATTAGATAAGGTCTTTTGCTTTACCAATAATTGGTTTATATTTTGTTTTTCCTTCACTTTTGTATGCCCATAAATATGATGCTCTTGGTTGATCAGAGACATAGCTGCAGTGAATCCACCCGCTATTGGGTTCTCCTGGAGTGTAGAACTCGCATATAAGCTGATCATATGGAAGATTTTGATGTATCCAATCAGCTAATTCAGCATTATCTACGCCAATACATTCGAAGTCTGCGGCCTCTGCACGTGCATGCTGCGATCTAGCAGAACTACCAATTGCTTCACATAATTCCACACTACGAAAACCGCTGGTGATCTTAACTCTGCCAAAATGGTCACGTATCGGCTGAAGAATATTTTCGCACAACGCTTTTAATTTTTCTATCTGCTCTGCGTTAGGATTGTTATTGATGCCCTTACGTATAGCAGTATCTGATTTAGTTAACTCTGAGAGAGTAAAATTACGTGTCAGATTCATTTTTTTCCTCCATTTGATAAAACATATTATTTGAATCCTCTGTTACCATTTTTGTATCTTCTGCATCCCAATATGTAGTTTGGACTTTATAGTCTGGCCAGCTGTTATCAGTAGTGTAACTATTAACATGCCACAAAAGACGATTATTAGGCTGACCTGCAAAATTACCGTTATTAAGAGCCAATATGTGTGCACACTTATGTTCTTGAGGTATTTCAGAATGTTCTGTATCCAAGATATTAGTGTCTGGATGTGCCCAATCAATTGTGAATAAATATTTGCCATGATAAAATTTTTTGTCAATTCCTAAATATTTTCCGTTCAAACCATCTAACCAATCAAAACAATGAACACTAGGCCAATAGCTAAAACAATTCCATAATTCAAGTTCTTGAACTTGCATATCTGGAACTTGATATCTTTCATATTCTTTTTGAAAAAAAGCTGAAATAGGTAATCTCCAATAGCAAGCACCATTTGGCAACATAATGTTAAATAATAAAGCACGACCTGAAATGGAAGTAAGACCAAAGATAACACAGTCACTACTTTGTTTTGCAAATTTTTCATCCATGTCATAGAGATATTCTTTCCTGACTTTACAATATATGGGAGGTATGTTTGCGTTCAGATAAGCCATTTTTATATTTTTCCCTCCAATAATTTTTTCTTTCTAATATTCTAATCCTTTTTTCTAAAGCATTAAAACCTAATAATTTTTTTAAAAATTGTATCATTCTATTATCAACTTCTTAATACTCTTACTACCATCAATATTGTCTTCTAGTTCAGCGTTACCACGCCAGCATTTATAAGTAATTGATTCTGAGTATTGTCTCTCAGCTTCACGTTTATGCCGGAGGCACATTGCCATCGATTCTTGAATACGTGCTTCTTTAATCTCTCCATTTACAAACATCAATAATCCTATCACAGCTTCTATCATTGTGACTTACCATTTGTGTAGCCAAGATCTCTGTTAGCATCTTTTAATTTCTCAATATCAACTAAAACTTTATCCATTTGCTTTGTTAAAAATTCTATGTTTACTTTATTTAAAGCCATTGACTCGATGTGTTTATTTAAACGATCCGTGGTCTTGTACAAATCCTCCAGCATCATGTACTGCTCAGAATCTGCGGGCAATGATCCCATTTGTCCACGTGGCCATTTAATTCTAAACTCTGTGTTCTGTTCAACATCCTGTTCCATTATTTTTATTTTAGTGTCAGCAATATTGATACGTTCTACAATTTGAAAATAACCCATAGTGCCAAGTGCTACAATTACGATCAGACTAGCAACTGTTTTCATAGGCATTTGAACAGCTGCCGATTCTGATATTGAAAGTGGCTTATTTGACATTAATCTCCTTTAAGCCATTTATGGATTTTTACAAATGGCCATTTAATCCACTTGATAATTTTTTTTACCATATCATTATCCTCCTTAACAATCGGGTGTATGCAAGTTNTACAATCGCAATTATACCCAATACATTGGTTAGTGTTAATATAG